ACCCTTAGTAAAAAATCTAATAAAGAAGCTGACAAAGAAGAAAAAAGATGTAGAATAATTATCCGTAGATGAGTTTAATACCCGTGACTTGTCTACTGGTCCATCTTGTGAGTATGAGGGATAACTTGATTGGGTGGGATGTTAACAACAATATCTTCACAAGTAATAGCACTAGGAGTATTAGGTTTAAAACTTACTCCAAGCTTTGCTTGTTTTGCACACATCTCCAAACGATATAAACTGATTTCCATTTTGGTTTTCTTTATTAACAGTTTTTGAGCTTCTATATTTACTGCTGTTGCTTCATGGCAAAGTGCTGGTGATTTTCCTAATGGGATGTTTACTTGAGCAGAGATTCCGTAATTTAAATTAAATGTATCTTTTTCAAATCTAGGTATTTCTGAATAATATATAACTTCTCCTGTTTCTTCGTCATATATTGGTGTCCTAGTCACGCTTTCTCTAGGTAATGCGAAAGACCAACTATCGGTTACATAGGGTGTAATTGTAAGGCTAGGCGAAGCACAAACTATACCCTGACTCATCCTAAAGCTCGGCATTGAGCTTGGCGTTATCATAGTCGCATTGTTATTTACCACGCCCTGTGCGTTACTGCTCGGAGATGCAACAGTTGTATTAGCCAAAACCCTTGCAGGGCAAAGGATTATAGCTATTGCCCAAAGGTAGTTGTAGTTTCTGTGGTTGTGCTTGTATTTATTTGACGAGTTATAGTGGTTACTGTGTCTAGACCTGGAGTTATTAATGTTTCTTGAAGAGAAAATGCTGCTCCATTGTTTACGATTCCCCAACGAGGTATAGCTTCTAAGTTTGGTGAAGTCCAATTAAAGTTTACTCCCCCGACTGTTTGTTCATTCGTAGTCGTAGGAGTAGGGTTGATATATCCCGTTTCAGATTCAATATTATGTCCTGATGCCGAATACGAATATCCAGTTCTGTATTGATGGCTGGTGATTGTTTCATTTATTATTTGTTCAGATGTGCTAGATGTCGTAGAACTCCCTGTCCTGAATTGAGGAACTACGGGCACGGCTTCTGCGAAGTCTATCCATATAAGTATTACCCCTATCAAAGAAAACTTTATATAACGCAAAAGAACAAGTGCCATAAATCAGAATTGCTAGTAAAGCAGATACTATGGGAAGAATCATTCAATCTATTGTAATAGTAACTTTGGTAGATCCAATACAGCTAGTACCACTGCCTCCAGCCGTGCAGGTATGAATACCAGAACTCAATGACGTTAAAGCAAGAGATCCGGCAGTACCACCTGATCCGATAGTAGTTTGTCCACCCAATACTGGTAAAGCTGCTATACCGCTAGAAGGTGTAACCGTAGATGGTGTAGCGTCACCCATTGTCACAGATTCAGTTTTTGAAAACGCTGAACCAGCAGTTGTAATCGAAGTATCTGTCTGAATCATTGCTGGCACTCCGTCAGATAAACTGCCAACATTTATTCCACCAATCTTTCCTGATGTAGTTGTATCTCCTACAGTCACAGATGGAGTAATGTTGTTTCCGCTAAGACTATATGTAGTTCCTACCTTGTTGGTTACTACATAAGGCATATCAACTGTGATCTGAGCAGAAGTAACAAACTCTTGTTTTATATCTGCAAATGCAGCAGATGGTACGAATAGAAGTAAAGCAAACAGTTTTTTCATTTGATACCTACTTTGTTTTTACTATTATCTATTATTTTAGGGCCATTGTTGTTACCTGTGCCACTTTTCTTGTTCCCAACTGAAATTCCATAGCTACCGAGCACTCCACTGACGAGTCCAGCCGTGAACGCTCCATCAATCCTTACCTTACCCATGTACCCAAGAGTCATCATTGATAAACTCCAGGTCAAAATTAAAAATCTGATAGCGTGACCAAAGATTTCACCCCATTCAATACCTTCTTTTTCTTCTTTCTCTTCAGCCATAAAAGTAAAGATTCTTGTCTAATACTAGCAAAAGAGCTATGTTTGGAAAGTAACACATAAAAACGATGGTAAAAATCCTAAAACCTATTCTTTTAATCTTTATCAAATCAAAAGCAATGAAGCGATTAATTATTGATTTATTAAAAGCTATAGCTAAACAAACAGATAACACAATAGACGATCAAGCAGTAGGTTTTATTGAAGCAAGGATGTTTCCAGGGTCATCTACAAATCTGCAATGAAGATAACTAAATTTCTCAATATTGATATAGAACCAGCACCTCCAGAGATGGAATTAGAAGTTGAAATGCAATGCCGAGAAATTATGAAGACTAATGATTTAGATGGGTTAAAAAGATATTGTACTCACCTTATAAGAAAAAAATTCGATCAAGATATCTTTATGGCTTCTATGCTTAATAGGCTCATACAATTAGAAGCTAATCGCGTTGTAGCAGAAATGAGAAAAGAAAAGCCTAAATCTAAACATCCTTTGAAAAAGTTTTTTCGTATTCGTTAAGATATTTCTTTTCAAAATCTTTAACTACCATAGAGTCAGTCTTATCAATCTCAAAATTAAACTTTAAAATTGCCGTACGAATGTGTTCAGTAACCCAACCTCCTTGCTTTGAAACAACTTGAGCCTTGTTGCGTTCATTAATAAAAATGTAATGGTCATATCCTTTTAGTTCTACATCTAAAAGATTTTTTTCTAAGTCTTTACGTCTTATTTCTTTCAGCTTTCTTAGCTTTTTAGAATCACTCATTTTTCTTTTTAATTGAATTAAGAATCCTAGAAAGTGCTCTACCTTGTAATCGGTTTTGAATTGCTCTATTCCAGTTCTCTTGATCTCGTTTCAATGCTTCATCATACACTTCTTTATCAATCTTGTCTTCTAAAAATTTATAAACTACATCTCTTATCCAAGAGGTAGGTTTTATTTTTAATTTCGTACGAATGTATTCATCAAACAATTCACCTCTGTTTATATCTATAAGAACGTGGTAATACTTTTTGTTTCCGTGAGGTTTCTTGCCAGATTCAGCCATGAATATCTTTTTAACTAATGTTATCACAAATTCGATACATTGATACTTTATTAATGTTAAAAAGTGTTTTCCCTGGGGAGAGTGACTAAAATTGTCCCATTCTTTATAATCACGCTCCATAACATTGATTTGGTATGGGACAAGGGTATGGGACAAGTAAAGTTGTCCTACGCTCCAAAAACAATGGGACAATCTATATTGTCTCACACAGTTGTCCCACTGAAATCTATTGGTATGACTATGATTCTTCTAATGGGACAAGATATGCACCCTCTCCCCGTGCGAGGACTGCTCTATAAGACTTATTAGAATTATCATC